TGCAACTCTCGGTAATGTCAGCTCTGATGGGTCTGATGATGAGGAGCAAGAAGTTGCCCTCGTTGAGACACAAATTGTTGCTGCCCCTAAACCTCCTCCTAGTGTTGAGCGAGAGTCTGGGGATGAAGAAGAACTCGAGTTGGTTAGGAAGCTTGAAGCCGTTAGAGCCAAGAAAAAGGTCGCTAGTAAGTCGGTGGCTGTGAATGAGATATATTCCGCGAAGATTAGAGATTTAAAACGCGAAGCTTATGATGTTGAGTGCTCGGCTCTTGAAAGGAAAGTCGAGGAGTATCGGGCTCTTGGTATTTCTACTCAAAGCTTCGTTGAGCTCAATGAACTGGAACGTGCAAAGTTTCCGGTTGTGGAACATCGCAAACAAGCATTGTTGAAGCATGTGCGTATGTTGAAGGACATGCATTCGGTTAAGAAAGCAGCCGATGATAGGAGACGTCGAGCGCAGGAAACCATGGCCGCGAATACTGAAAAGTTTAATCGCAAGGTGAAAGAGCTGGAAGAGCTCAAGGTTGCTCTCCAAGCCGCCGAAGCTGCTATGAAGGAAGCTTCTGATGCTGGTTCCCAAAATTTTTAGACGTGGCCGGGGCCATTATCTCCTCGGCGTTGTCGTTAAATCCTTTTTATAAAATGGGTAGATTTAAGTATTATAGGCCCCGGAAGAAGCCTCAAGGCGTTGTCAGTAAGGTTGGGTTTGCTGATAGCATGAATCGCGATTTTCATCATTCTTTTCCGTCTGATTTCTGTTCTCTTATTGAAGATATCCCGGAACTCTCTAATTATCATTTCTCTGACAGCAGTGCTGCGGAGGATATATTCCTTGATGTTATTGGTGCCTGTTCTCCTATGAATCCTTTGTTGGCAAGATTTTCTCATCATGCCTTTGAGTTTTTAAAAGAGGCTTACCCCCCCCTGCCTAGCCCTCCACAGGTTTTTGACCATTTCTCCATTGTTGATATATTGGAGGTCGCTTTTAATTTGGATAGAAGTAAAAACCCTGGCTTCCCCATGAACTTTAAGTATTATACTAAAGGTACTGTTGTTGATAAGTTCTGGTTTGAACTCTTTGAGGCGGTTTGTGTTCGCCTGATAGTTCTGGATATTGTTGCCCCGTATTGCGTAACCCCCTTTGACTTTTACAATGTCTTTGCATCCGATTTTTTCGGTGTTTCAGTGAAAGACGAGGTTCTTAAAACGTCCAAGAAAGGTCGGTTAATTATCGCTGAGGGCATTGTCCATCAGGTTGTGGAAAAATTGTTGTATTCGAATTATGATTTTCATTTTAAAGAACAACGTTATGAATATAATTCAGCCATTGGTGTTGGTTTTTCGATTAGTGATAGTAATATCCTTAATCTCCGTTTTCCTAACGGTGCTTTTAAGTCTGATTTTACCACGTTTGATTATACTATTGATGAAACCGAGATGATTCACCATGCGCTTCATGTTCTTTACCGCCAAAGGATACCCGTTAATTCAAGATGGGGCAGATGGATGATCAACCTCGAATACACTATGACGAGGAAATTCTATATTATGCCTAGTGGTTCCGTCTATGAACAGCTTGTTTATGGTGCTCAACCTACTGGTCGCAACGAGACAGCTAATTGTAATACTTACATTAGGAATGAACGTTCGTTTGCAGCTACCTTTTATTTGAATTGTTTTCTTTCTGAGCAGCTTTTGCTCAATAATCCATTAAGTGCCGGTGACGATTGTTTGGAGGAGCCACATGCTCTTCTTTCTCAAGCTTATTCTGACCTTGGGCTCTCTCTTCGAGACTCAGGTGTTGTCCAAGAGCTTGATTTTTGCAGTCATTTATGGCCTGTTGGCCAACGTCCTGTTGGCACTCGCATTGTTAAGTCTGTTTTCAAACTTTTGTCGGAAGCTGATCTTGATGAACAAGTCGCTCAATCTTTTATTGAGGAGTACGGTCATCATAGTCTTTTCCCTACTTATCTCAACATCATCTCCGAGCACCGGCCGGAGATGAAAATTTTCAAAATGAATTACAATGAAAGAATTCTCAATAAACAAAATGAACTCACCCTCGTGTATTTACCGTTGCGCTCAAGACGTCGCAGACGGGCTCTTTTGGTTGGGCCGCTGCCTCAGGGTGTTACTGTTAGGCCTAGACCTCGAAGAAGAAACAACATGCGCAGACGAGAACGCGCGGTTGGTTTCATAGGCCCTCAACGTAACCCGTCCACGCTTGCTAGAGCACCTATAAAACCCTCTTCTGGCTATTCCGCAAAGCTTGGTGCTATTCAACGCGGTGGTTATAAGGAAGGTGTTAGACACAGTATTGCCGAAAAGATATGCTCGCTTACTGATCCATTTTGCAACTTAGCGAAAGGGTCACGGTGGTTGGATGGTCAATCCACGGGCACTGTCCCCATGCAAATACGCTCTCTTGTTACGGTTCAAGGTGGTACCGCTGGTAATACAAGTGGTTCATACATGCAAGTTATTGGTGACCTCCCTTATGGTTACATCAATCACACTTCTTATAGTGCGCCCAATTGGACGCTTGCAAACGCACAAGGTGATTCCACCGGTGGTTCAGTTGTTGCTAGTTATGCACAGGCCTTCCGGATGGTCTCTTGGGGTGTTATAGTCCGTAATATAGCCACAGCTAGTAATGCGTGCGGTCAGATTATCATTAGGAAACTTGCCACACCTTACGGTGTTAATTCGGTTGTTGCTGCGGGTAGTGTTTTAGGAACGGAAACACAAATAAGTGCGCTTTTCCCTGGTCAGGAAATCACTGTTGTCGCAAAGCCCATTGGTACATTGTCGCGGGAGTTTAACTCTCAAAACACAACTACGACTGTGGTTTCTGGTTCTAACTGGGAAGCCATTCAGATCGAAGTTGTTGGTGGGTACACTGGAGCTCAATATGTATGTGAAATAGTTTACAACATTGAGATGCAAATGGTTGATGCTTATAAGCAGTTTGCAGAAATCTTGCCGCCAGCTCCTGCGGCGAATACGAAGTTGACTGATGCTGCTTCGAAAGTTATGTCGAATGCCACAACTATCTTTGAAGGTGGTGTTGAAAAGATAGGTGGGAAAATCCTTGAAAGGGCTGAAGGTTGGTTGATGTCTGGTGCTGAAGACGTTATGGCGTTACTCAGTATTTAATTCTGGTACTATTAAAAACGACGGTTCGTTGCTTTTATGACACAAAAGTTA